AATTGGAAATGCAAAAGGGAGATTCGGGAAGTCATCAGGTATTGGAGATAAAGTGAAAAAAATGTGTTCCGATATAAGTGACGAGATAAAGAGAGTGTGTTCCGATGTTAGTGTCAACACATATCGAAAACGTCTGCCTGCTGACGCGGGAAAGGGAAATATGATATCTGTGTGAAAGAGAGGGGATAAAACATGAATGATAAACCAAGGTTATTTGGAATTGAACGTTCCAATCGTGATTATACCGTAGCCGATACATGGGGAAAGAATCAATTTAACTCATCTTTTCCGGCTTCGCTTGCATGTTATTTACATTCAAAAGGGATGAAAGCGGTGTATATCAAAGCGAAGCCAGATATGAAAAGGGATCTTCAATATATTGGGATTGATGAGTTGTATGGGATTGACCCTCTCGGAGACGATATTTTCTTTTCGTTTGAAACACAATATACACCATTTCAGAAATATGTTGTTGGGGCGATTCCCAGAGACGATTTGGTTATTTTGTCTGATGGGCAATGCGTCAGCAGTATAGAAATAAAATTGGTTGCATTACCGGATAATCAGACATGTAATTTGAGTGAAGATAAGTTCGGCTCAGAAATTGTTGTGCGTCCGGATACCATCATATATCTTGCGTGTTCGTTTATCCAAAGCTATGAGGATAACCCGGAAGCTCTGAGAAATGTAATCGGAGATGCAGGCAGAAATGTTCGGGATTGGACGGAAGCAGGAGAAGTTTTGCCGTATATGGATGAAATTTATTGGGCTATCAGACGTATGGTTTCTGAAAAGAACGAATGTCAGAGTCCTATTATTATGGAGCCGGTATGGAAAACAGAAGGAAAATCACCCCGATTGGCAGATCATTGTTTGGATATATTTGTCTGGAGTAATTTTGGCATGTTAAATCTTTTTATGCCGGAGGAAAATGAAGAATTCCGTACAATAACAAGACATACCAGAACAATGATTTGGCTGTTCAAAATGCTTCAGGAATATGCAGAAAAAGGTAGATTTAACGGAGCAAAAATAATTGATACATTATCCTACAATTTAAAAAATGATAAAGCGTTTGCTTCAAATGGATTAAGAACGCACCCGATTATGACGTGTGCGGAATTAACAAAGCCGAGAATTACGAAGGGTGAAATAAGAAAAGTTATTCTTGGGGGAGGACAATATTTATTAAGTCCGGAGAGAAGATTTGATGCAATTATTTATAATTCACCTGATTTATTTAAGGAGGATTAAGATGCCAAGAGTAATAGATTTATTTTGTGGATGTGGAGGCTTATCGCTCGGATTTGAAAAGGCGGGCTTTCAACTGGTACGGGCTTTTGATAACTGGGATAAGGCTGTAAATATCTATAATAAAAATTTTATTGATCATAAAGCGGAATTAAAGGATGTACATGACTTAACAGTTGAATATTTAACAGCATTTCAACCAGATGTTATAATCGGGGGACCGCCATGTCAGGACTATTCATCAGCAGGGCAAAGGGATGAATCAAAAGGACGTGCGGATTTAACGCTACGCTATGCAGAATTGGTATGCGGCGTAAAACCGAAATGGTTTGTCATGGAAAACGTTGACAGAATTCTAAAATCGCAGACCTTGCCAAAAGCAATAAAAAGCTTTAAAGATACCGGATATGCATTAACACAGGTGGTGCTAGATGCTTCAAGATGCGGCGTTCCTCAAAAAAGAAAACGATTTTTCTTAATTGGGGAATTAGCTGGAAGAGATTGTTTTTTAGAGAATGCGTTATTAAATGATCAAAAGTCTGATCGTATGACAATCAGAGAATATTTAGGGGATGAATTTGGTACAGAATTTTATTACAGACATCCTCGCTCTTATGCAAGAAGAGGAATATTCAGTATTGACGAACCAAGTCCTACAATCAGAGGGGTGAATCGTCCGATTCCGGGTACTTATAAAATACATGCCGGAGATGCTACGGAAGACTTGTCGAAGGTTCGTCCGTTAACAACCTTAGAAAGAGCCAGAATACAAACATTTCCAAGAGATTTTTTCTTTGAGGGAGGAAAAAATGATTTAGAACAAATGATAGGAAATGCTGTGCCGGTTGAATTGGCTGCATATGTCGGACGGCATTTACTGGATTACATGAATGAAAAAATAAATACACCTGAGATTGCATTAGAACAGTTGGCATTAGAATAGTTGGCATTTAATTTTCACTGAATCAGAAATCAATCAATACCAAGAGAAATCCTCTTTCTTTTTACAGAAGAAGGGGGATTTTTTTATTGCCTTTTTTGCGCTTTTCTTCATATTGAGACTATGCGAGACTACAGAAATGGTATACAGAAAGAGAAGCAACGAAAGGGGGGAGAAAAATGGAGAGAGAAAGCTTTATCTTCTACCGCAGCTTTTACGATTCCATCAAGGGCTTAGGGGATGCGGAATTTGCGGAATGTATGCGTTTTCTGTGCGAATATGGGCTGAATGGAGCGGAGCAGACAGGCGGCACACTGGCGGAGGTGGTTTTGAAGATGGCGAAGCCGCAGATAGATGCGAATAACCAACGGCGAGCAAACGGCGCAAAGGGCGGCAGACCAAAAGCAAGCCCCTCCGCACAGGAGCAGGCGGTATCCGATAGGAAAACCGATGGTTCTGAGACGGAAAACCATAGGTTACGGGATGCAAAACCTAATGTAAATGGTAATGGTAATGTAAATGAGAATGAGAAGGGTAATGGTAATGAGAATGAAAAGGGTAATGGAGAGGGGAATGAGAATGCTTCGCAGGACGGACAACCACACCCCTTTCATCCCCCTTCTGTAGAGGAGGTACGGGCGTACTGCGAAAGCAAGGGCTATCGTATCAGTCCGGAGCGGTTTATGGATTATTACACCGCCAACGGCTGGCGGCTTGGTAAGTCCGAGATGAAGGACTGGAAGGCAGTGGTGCGAAACTGGGAGAGACAGGAAGCGAAGCAGACGGAGAATGTGAGTGGATATTGCCGTCAGGAGAGCGGAAAAGGAGTGAAGGGGTATGGTAGATGTGAAGGCGCTGATGCAGGCAGCGAAAAATACGACGGCACCGTCCTGTGAGGAGCGGATGGCGTTATACAACAGCAGAAGGGGCGACCTGACGGGGTATGACTGCCCGATTTGCCGCAACAAGGGGTTTGTGTTTTTGATGAAGGATGGGTATGAATACACCATGGAGTGCGAGTGCATGGAGAAGCGCAGGGGCAAGTGGCGGCTGAAACGAAGCGGCTTGCAGGACATGGCGGAGCGGTATCGCTTCGAGACCTACGAGGCGAAAACGAGCTGGCAGAAATCCATCCTTGCGGCGGCGGAATGCTTCTGTGAGGAAAGAGAGGGGTGGTTTTATATCGGCGGACAGGTCGGGGCAGGGAAAACGCATATCTGCACCGCCATTGCGAATCGACTCATGCTGCAGGGCAAGGGCGTGCGCTACATGATTTGGACGGAGGAGGCAACCAAGCTGAAGGCACTCAAGACGGATGATGAAAATTATGCGCGCGAAATCAACAAGTGGAAAACGGCAGAGGTGCTGTATATCGACGATTTTCTGAAAACCAGAAACGGCGCACTGCCGACCGATGGGGACATCAATCTTGCGTTTGAAATCATCAACGCACGGTATAATAATCGCGCCCTGCGGACGATTTTTTCAGGGGAAAGAGGGCTGAATGAAATCATGGAGCTTGACGAAGCCATGGGCAGCAGAATTTATCAGCGGTGCGGCAAATATAAGCTGAAAATCGGATGGGGCGAAGGGCGGAACTACAGAACGAGAGAGGAGGGCGTGGTGTAGGGCAATCCCTCCGCGGCAACTGCGCGTTGCTTGCGCCAAGGCGGCGGTTCGAGTATACTGGAGAAAAGGCGGTGAAGGATATGGAAACAAAAAGTATGAAAACAAAGGATATTTTATTGCAGCTGCGCACAAAGGCAGGGCTTTCGCAGGATGAGCTGGCGGAAAGGATGTTCGTGACCAGACAGGCGGTATCCCGTTGGGAAAGGGGAGATACGATTCCGAATACCGAGACATTAAAGCGATTATCCAAGCTGTTCGATGTGTCCATCAACACATTGCTTGGCTCGCCGAGAGAGCTGATTTGCCAATGCTGCGGCATGCCGCTTGCGGATGACAGCATCAGCAGGGAAAAGGACGGCTTTCTGAATGAGGATTACTGTAAATGGTGCTACGCCGATGGGGTGCATCTGTACAGCGATATGGAGGACTTGATTGAGGTGTGCGTGAAAAATATGCCGAAGGATACCTACACAGAGGAGGAGGTGCGCGCCTATCTGCGGCAGCTGCTGCCTCAGCTGGAGTATTGGAAAAGGGCAGGAGAAAAATAAGGACATAAAAAAAGACTTTGCTCATCCAAGCAGATGAGCAAGGCCTTTTTAAGTTTCAATGGGTTTCCGGAAATTGTTCAGATTATTCCCACTCCGCTACTGAAATCTTATCCATACTGTATTCAGCAGCTTTGTATTATTTTTATTCTACATGCTGTATCTATTTTACGCTTTATTTTCGTGGTAAAGTAGTATAAGCGTCGTTTCAGCATCGCATCAAAAGAAAGGCGGTGAAGAATATGCCAGAATCCAGAGAAGAAATGCTGCACTCCACAGCGAAGGCTCGCGAACAGGTAATGATTGACCGGCTGTTAGAGTCTTTTTACAAGCACAAAGATGAAATCCTAAAGGCAACACAGGAGAAAAAGGATTAACCCCTAAATATCACATCGTTATGGTATGCCAATGCCTCTTTATTAGGATAAAACCTTTCAGGCAAAATAATTGTCTCGCCTTCAAGGTCAATGAGCCATCGCTTTGTAAAGCTGTCCTTCTGCTCTCGAACCTGTGTTGACACATGAATTTTATAATCTGGCGTTACCGTAATAAGCCCACCGTCAAACGCTTTATCATAAAAGGTATTGAGCAGCAGTCCATTTGTGGGGTCGGTTCGCTCTGAGGTCGTGCGGCAACTCCGGAACGGTTTGATATGACTTGCAACAAGCATAGCCGGCAAGGTCATGCCGGAAATACAGCAGGCGTTTTCATAAGACGCAAAAACAGATGCTCGGAAGAAATGGCGCTCTCGACTTACTCTGTTTTTATCTGTTAGCGAAGATAGGGGCTTTGCGCCATTTATCGGGTTTGCATCGAATAAGGCAAGCCCAGTTAAAGATTCTGCCTGTACGCTGAGTGTGCCCCAATCATTTTTGAATTCGTCGAAAATCAATCGGTCCGCTTTCGCAGCATGAGTTGCACCCTTGACCTTTGAATTAGGGTCAATAGCCGCAAAGTTTTTCATACGCATAACAAGAGAGCTGACAGAGTGGGAAAATCCATCAGCAACCTGCTGTATCAATTTATTTGAGGGGCGCATATCGTTCAGCGGTGTTATACAGTACAGCGCATAGGCAACGATAATGTCCTCTCGGCTCCATGCTACACGTTCGCCTATAGTTCAAAGTCTCCGTCCGCTTAGTTCTCGGATTGTTGCTCCTCCTGCCGCAAAGCATTACCGTGCTGATTCATCTCTGTCGCAATATCAGAGAACTGTTTTGTTTTCTGAATACTGGACAGATAAAGCCGTGTATGGAATCCACCCGAAGTTTTCAAATCCACAAGTCCGAATTGGCATACTGGCAACTGCACATTATTCTTAAAGCGTTTATCGGGGGTACCATTATTATTTACATACTGCCAAGTATAAGACAGAATCGTGGAATCCTTAGGCGCTGTATTTGCGACAAAGCGAGTATCTTCTATCGAAATATCCAAATCCTTTAATGCTGCAGTACCAAGCCCTTTCTTGCCTTCCACAATAATAACGTCAGGCAGAATATAGAGTTTTTCTTTCTTCAGCTTCACAAAGTAAATCGCTGCATTTGTCCGAAGGAAATACGGTCTCCGCTTTTGGACTTTCAATTTTGTCAACTGAACAGAACGACCGGCACCACCATGCCGACGAGATGAACTGTTGGCATATACATCATTGACCTGCCATACTGCGTCGCAGCTTTTCAAACACTCCATCACTTTTTGGAGATGGTCCACGCGGTATTGCCCCTCTATGCTAGTCATATCATAGGTTGCTTTTACTGGACCTACAATGCGGTACACAATTTTCCAAATGAGGAAGCCGACAAAGGCAAGCATACTCAGTGCAAGGAGTGCCCCAGAGCCGCCATTATCTGCTGTCTGTGCCGTGCCATAGATAAAGACAATGAGCGCGATAATCGGCAGCCATGTGAGGAGCCTGTTTATTTTAATAAAATGCTTAATTGCTCCTAAGAACGCTTCGAAATCGGCGCTATAAACCTCATCTTCATTTTCAATAGAGAACAAATATGAAGAATCCGTTGTGCTTGTTACAGTATTTGACGGTTTCTTTGATTTTCCACTTTCCTCCACCCACGAAATGCCGGTGCCGGGTATAGATAGTGTTGCCCGGTTCGTTCCGCGAGCGGTTTTAGTGTAGCGAAAGCCTTTTCCGCCAAAGCTATAACCTACGCCGCTTTTACTGAAATTGATACGAAAGCCACCGCCCAAGTTAACACTTTTTCGAAAACGCAAACCCATAATATGACACCTCCCTATGGTATGACTTCGAAATAATTATACCGTGCAGGGCGATTTGTGTCAATTATTAGAGCCACCCGTGTCAAGCTATTTCCAGCCTTCCTTGATAATGACATACCATGTATGCGTACTATAATTTTAATTGGAGGAAGCATACATGACAGCAGAAACTATCAAGCAACTGCGTGAAGCACGAGGTTGGACACAGGCGGAATTAGCAAGAAGGCTGAACATTTCAAGAAATGGCGTTAATACATGGGAGCAGGGGTTGTCCATGCCGTCCCCGCACTTTCTGGTTGAGCTTGCCAAAATATTTTCCGTTTCCACCGACTTCCTGCTTGGCGTCGAATCACTACATACTATCAATGTTTCGGACCTTTCCGTAAAAGATGTGGCAATGCTGACAGACCTTGCGGACCGACTGAGAAGTGTTTAGGAGAGTGCTGCTGTCGTGGTAGCACTCTCCTAATTCTATGAAAGAGGTGGAATCTATGAAAAAGCGTTTAACAGCAATACTACTTACCCTTGTCCTAATGATGGGGCTTACATCATTTGCCGCCGCTGAGGAAGGCATTCCAACCGCTGCGACATTCGATGAACTCGTTGCTGCTATGGAAAGCGGAGCGACTATCGTTGAGATTGGGAATACAATTACTATTGGTAAAAACGAAACAAATACATTAGAATATGGCGAGAGTTTGGGGGATAATGAAAAAACAATCACACTGGTTCGTTCAAAAACTTTTATATCTGGTCCTATGTTGCTGATTATGCAAGGTGGATTCACAAATATAGTTATCGACGGAGCAGGAATTGCGGCTCAAGATGTGGCGGTAATAGTTTCGGGAACATGCGGTTTTAGTAATGTTACTTTCAAAAATTGCTCTGCTGGTGCTGTTTCGGTAACAGATGGTGTTGTAATGTTTGAAAACTGCACCTTCGAGGATAATACAGGTAAAATGGGGGCTCATGTTACCAACAATGCAGAAGCAGTTTTTACTCAATGTACTTTTAACGGCGGACAAGCTGAAATCGATGGCGGAGCCATAAAAAACTTAAACACATTGCAACTTCAAAATTGCATTTTTTCCAAAAACAGTACACGCATTGATTCTGAGTTTTATAGTGGCGGTGCTGTATATAACATAGGGCGTATGTACGCCTACAAATGCACTTTTACGGATAACACTTCAGCGCAGGGCGGAGCTCTCTATAACTTTGGTGATTCTGAACTTATAGAGTGCAGTCTCACAAATAATTCTGCAAACATCGGCGGCGGAATAAACAGTACCGGCACTATACGAATAACCGATACCCTTATATACAAGAATGGTGCTGTCGAGGCAGCCGCAGATTTATTTACAACAAATTCGATTACCGTCTCGTATAATGAGGGCTATGTATTCTCCGAATCACCGAGCGGTTGGTATAGCGACAGCTCCGATAGCCGCAAAGGAGAAAAGCTCTTTGATACCTCCTTCGAGGGAGCCGGAAACCTTGTGTTTCTAATGGAGTCGGACTTGCCCGCCAAAGAACCAGACCCGCCCGCTGTTGACCCAACGCCAACTCCTACGCCCGAACCTGAACCGGAGCGCCCGACTGTTCGCCCCTCGTCCTCTAGCGGTCATCATACTACTGCCGTGAATAAGCCAATTAAGCCCACTCTTGATAAGACCAAAACTTTGTATTTGAGCGGCTATTGCGACACCGTTCCAAATGAGAATATCACCCGCCGACAAGTCGCGCATATTCTCTATAACCTTATGAGTGCGGAGAGTCAGAAACATTATACCAGCAGCGAGAACATATTTGTTGATGTCAAAGATGATACAGCGATTGCAACATTGGCAAAGGCAAAAATCGTTTTGGGGTATGACGAACATTACCGCCCTGACGCATACCTGACACGGGGAGAACTTTGCGCCATACTCAGCCGATTCTCCGATTTGAAAAGCGGGTCAAGTGCGTTCCAAAATATCGAGCACCATTGGGCAAGGGACTATGTAAATATCTGCGTTTCAAGCGGGTGGATTGCTGACGGAACAGAGATTGACCTAAACAGCTATATTACAGTAAAGGACGCCGCTAACATTATTGAAAAAATGCTATAAATGCGAAAACCGGTCTGCTATGCAGGCCGGTTTTCTTGCTGTGGGGGTCCACGGTCTCCCGTATCACACAATAACCAACTCCGAGGGTAAATCTAAGAGCCTGCCAGATAAAATCCGATACGGTCAATTATGGGCTTGCGCCGATTTTTCGGACTTCACAAACATAAATCTCAACTAAGCTGCCATCGGCGCAACTTATTGTTATCGACTCCGGGTCGGGCTCGTTATCCTGTTCACTGGTCCAGTCAATCCATACGCCAGTTGCCTTGCTACCGTCTTTACATATTACGGTTATCTGCCTATCAAGTAACCCTACATACTTCGCCATATCTATGGTGTCGCTTTCGTCAATGACATCAAACAATTCTGGTGGGAAAAGGTGGGTTTCATCAGGCTCGGTCATAATGCGATAAAAGCCTCCCTCGATTGAAAGAACTTCCCGGACTGCCCCCATCGGTAAATCTTCACGGCTGCCACCAATATATTTTACTTTCACCTTTTCACCCCCTACCGAAATCATTATATCGAACCGCCGCTAACTTGTAAATGCGATTGCAGCAGTAGCAGCGGTTTTTCCCATTTTGCTGCTGCAAACCGCTGCACAAAAAAGCCTTTGTTATCAAGCCTTCCAACGCATTTGCAGCGGTTGCAGCACTTTTTATAGTGTTTTATAAATCGCAAAAAATCAAAGAATATAATACCCAACTTGGGTATTATATTCCTTATTTTATAAAATGTTTAACTTATATGAAAATCCGCTGTAACCGCTGCGCCCAGCCTCCGCTTTATGCGGGGGTTCGTTTTTTGAAAATAAAGTTTTTGATGAATTTTTACAAGAGTCTGCTCATTATCTACCTATCTTTGCCGCTGGGTGACACTCTTTTGCCTTTTATGAATAAAGCCTTGTCAATCGCCATTTTCGTTACTAATATTGGGCCATTTACAGCACAATATATACACGATATAATACCGATAACCACAATATATAGTGTATTTTGAAAGTGAGGTTGACCACATGCAGTATGACGGACTACTGACGATAGCGACAGGGAGCTCTCGTCGGTGTACGAATTGGAAAAACAAAAGAATACTGTGGTCCGACCTTGCCGCCAAGCTCTCCAACGTCACAAGGACACAGGAAACGCAAGTAGAGTATGAGCGTATGCCGAAAGACGAGCGGGACCGAATTAAAGATGTCGGTGGCTTCGTGGGCGGTAGCTTAAGAACAAACCGCAGAAAAGCAGACTCCGTATGTGAGCGGCAACTAATTACACTTGACCTTGACAATGTTCCGCAAGGTACAGACCCTTGGCCGACTGTTACTCTTGCTCTCGGCTGTGCCGCAGTTCTTTACAGCACACACAGTCATACGCCACAGAGTCCCAGACTACGCCTTGTGCTGCCGCTGTCTCGACCTGTATCACCTGATGAATACGAAGCGATTGCCCGTAAAATTGCAGAGGACGTCGGGATTGATATGTGCGACGATACGACTTATCAGCCGCACAGACTGATGTATTGGGCCAGTGCCGCAACGGATGCAGAGTTTCGCTATGAAGTCGAGGACGCTCCTTGGCTTGACGCAGACGAGCAGCTTTCTCGCTATGCCGATTGGCGAGACCCCATACAATGGCCTGTGTCAAGCCGCAAGGCGAACGAACCCCAACGATTGGCAGACAGGCAGAGTGACCCTACCGAAAAGGGCGGCATTGTCGGAGCATTTTGTAAAGTGTTTTCGGTAGACGATGCGATTGACGAATTTTTACCTGACAAGTACAGCAAATGCAGCGGCGGACGCTATACCTACCTCGGCGGCTCTACCTCAGGCGGCCTGATTGTCTACGATAACGGCAAATTCACATTCAGCCACCACAGCACGGACCCGACTTGCGGTAAACTTTGTAATGCTTTTGACCTTGTCCGCATTCACCTATTCGGCGATGAGGACGAAAACACAGCACCCAACACTCCGGCAGCAAAGCTCCCTTCCTATAAAAGTATGTGCGATAAGGCGCTGTCTGTTCCTGCTGTGCAGCAAGAACTAAAGGCAGAGCAGTTAAGCTCGGTAGTCGCAATTTTTGATGATACGGAGAATGCAGAATGGGTGCAGACGCTTGAAATCAATCCGAGAACAGGAAAGCCTGCAGCGACGGTGGATAATATATTTCTGATTCTGACACATGACCCACGCTTAAAAGGCCGGTACTACTATGACGAGTTCAGAGAGAGGCCTATTGTGTGCGGCACCCTTCCGTGGGACACTTCTTCCCATAGGGTATCTGCTTCATGGCTTGATACCGATGACGCAGGATTGCGATGGTTACTGGAACGCGATTATAAAATCGACAGCGCCCCGAAGGTGCGAGATGCCGTAGACCTTGCTATCGACAACAATAAAATTCATCCTGTCCGTGAGTATTTACGCTCCCTTGAGTGGGACGGTCAACCGCGTGCGGAAATGCTGTTCATTGACTACCTCGGTGCAGAAGATTCCAGATATACCCGCGCCGTTACACGGAAGGCTCTTATTGGCGCTGTGGCGCGAATCCTCCGCCCCGGCTGCAAACATGACCACATGCTTGTTCTTGTCGGACCGCAGGGGTGCCGTAAATCCACCACTTTGGCAAAACTCGGTAAACAGTGGTTTTCTGATTCGCTCTATACCATGACCGGCAAGGACGCTTACGAGCAGTTACAAGGAAACTGGATTATAGAGCTTGCGGAAATGGCGGCAACCCGTAAAGCTGAAATCGAACAAATTAAGCAGTTCGTTTCAAAACAGGAAGATACATACCGTGCGGCCTACGCTCGACGGACACAATCACACCCTCGGCAATGTGCGTTCTTCGGCACGACAAATGACGATGAGTTCTTACGAGACCCCACAGGTGCCCGCCGTTTCTGGCCCGTAACCGTTACGAAAGCGGGTTGCGTTAACGGAGACAAGCTGACACCTGAAATCGTGGACCAAATCTGGGCTGAGGTCGTTACCTATTATGACACCGGGGAAACATGGTATCTCGACAATGAGGTTGAAGAAATCGCCAGAAAAGTTCAGTCGGAGCATACGGAGACAAACGGCAAACTTGGTCTGATTGAGAACTTTATTGAAACGCTCCTGCCTGCTGATTGGGACACTTGGGACCTTGACAAGCGGCTTATGTTCTGGAGCGGTGGATTTGGCCCAGAACAGAAAGGCACCGTACGCCGGACCCGCGTATGTGCACTTGAAATCTGGCAAGAACTTTTCAAAGGCGACCCGAAAAACTACACCACACAGCACGCAAGAGAGATTACCGGACTGCTGAAAAGTCTCCCCGAATGGAATATGACAACTGCTACAAATTGCGGTGCTCTTTACGGCAGACAGCGCGGATTTATAAGGAAAGAGAGGTAACACCATGAGAATCGACAGAATTAAACTGATTGTCCTAATGGCCGAGCGTGATATGACGATTGGCCGCTTGGCGGAGTTGAGTCGGCTTTCGGTCTCCACAATCTGCCAAGTTAAAGCAGGAAAGTCCTGCACGCCGAAAACAGGTGCGGCGATTGCCGCAGCCTTGGGCGTTCCAGCAGGCGAAATTGAATCGAGGTGAGGGAATGTCCGATGTTGTTCGTGTAGACGAGGTAATGACCCGCCTCGACTGTTCAATGGGGAAAGCCTATAAAATCATCAAGACGCTCAATGATGAGTTAAAGCGAAAAGGCTATATCACAGTAGCCGGTCGTGTTCCCCGCTCCTACTTTGAGCAAAAATGTCTATTGGAAAGGAAGTGAGAAAAATGCGGCGAGTAACCTACTATGACAATACACTAAAGCAGTATGTTTTGGTCGGAAATAAACACGATACGCTAACTGCGCTCGGCAAGTTAGAGGATTCCCTTGAAAAACTGGAACCGAAAACCTTTGGGGAGTTTATGACAAGGTTTCGGCAGCGGCGTGGTGTATCTCAAGCGTCATTTGCGGCAGCTCTCCATATCAGCCGCGATACCGTTAAAGCGATTGAAGCAAACAAAAATACTCCGTCTTATGAAACCCTGCTTGCGATTACAGATGTGTATAATATACCCCTTGATACTTTGCGGTTTGCTTTTCGGCGTTATGCCTTCCACCTCAAAGACGAGGCTATCGACTATATGATAGACCGACAGGACACCCCGCTTATTGAGCCGACTATGTACCGCAATATTGGTGCGCTACTGCAATGTGAACGCCGGTTTATATCAAAATCCCGCAAACAGCTATCTGATATGAGCGGAATCTCCACGCCCATGATTGCTAAATACGAATCCGGCGAGGTTGATATTACATGGCCAGTATTGCAGCAGCTCGGCATGTGTATGGATTCCGAGCGTGTACTGGAAATATGCCAGAAATTGAAAAATCGTGCCGAAAGAAGGGGGAAAGCGATATGACCGTTCGCGAAATATACAGACTCCGCCATCAAAGAACGGCGGGATTCAATAGAATACGCAGTCGTGTAATTGAACGGCTCTTATCGCAGCATGGCGAATGTACTGATACTGCAATCTTTGTGGCGCTCCGCGACGAACTGAACCGCATTACAGTAGATGAAGTACAGATGAACGCCGAAATGAACACATTACTGCGTGCGTCTTTGGCTGATATGGGAATTGACCCGCAGATTGCCGAAAAGGTGTTCCTTTATCCGAAAGCACATACTTACGCCTGCTGCTATGGTGTCGGCTGGTATGTAACAGGTTGCTACGATTCCCCGAAAGAAATTGCAGACCAAAATTACATTTTAAGAAAGGTGAATGCAGAAAATGAAAATCAAGGAAATTATTGACACAAGGAACAAGATGTCGAAAGAAGCTAATGATGCCAGATTGTCATGGTGCAAGAAATATCTTTCTGTTGAAGCAGTCGCAAGAATGACACCAGCCGGCATTAACGCCGCACTTACTCCTGAACTTGATGAAATTACAGAAACAGAAATGCAGAGCAACAGGGCCTTTAACAAAATGCTGGTTGCAGAGGTTTCTGCCATGCGGGATAAGGTTAAGGATAAATACTATGCCGCATTTCAAAAGCCCGCCGATTACGCCGCGCAAATTGCGAATGCCCTTGAATTGCTCAAAACCCTTCCACTGACAGAAGATAATGTGGAGATGGTACTCACCCCATTTAAGGAAGATTATGAGCAAATGAAAGTTTTTCAGTGTCTTGTTGAGACTATGGATAACAACGAATGTCAGCGTGAAGGCCGCCGCCCAATGCTTTATGAAACAACCTTTGCACAGGTACGCGTCTGCACATCTGCGCTGACTGAGTATGATGAAATCAAAGATATTGCAAAGGACATTTTTGTGTACCCGAAGCATGCTCTTGACGTTGTCAGAAACGGCGCATATCAGTATGTCCTTGCCTATGACGACAGCTACGACGAAATGAGCGGGCAAGCGCGGTTGCTCAATTTTGCGGATAAGGTTGCCAGCCATGCTGACTGATGCGGAAGCCCGCAATATGCTCGACAGCTATAAATTATTCTCCTTGAGGGCAGACCTGCGGTATGAGAAAATCAGTTTTTATAAAAAGTACAATGCGGCGGGCGAGTATTGCGAGGTACTCGCCCACCAAGCAAAAGAATTACTTGCTGCGCGAGATAACATCAAAGCGGTGGTTGATTCTCTTGCCGAGCCATATAGGACTGTCCTATACTTGCGTTTCGTTGAGGGGCATACCGTTGAGAAAACGGCAGAAATAATGTTTTACTCCTATCGTTGGTTAATGAGATTGCAAGCTACGGCAATTCAAGAGTTCAGAAAGGCGGTGAACAAATGACTGAGAAACAGGAACGATTTATTGATGAATACATCATAGACTTCAACGCTACACGGGCGGCTATTGCTGCGGGGTATTCCTCCAAACGTGCGAATTCACAAGGAGTCCACCTGCTCTCTATCCCTGAGATTCAGGCAGAGGTAAGGCGGCGCAAGGCGGAAATCTCTGCGGGACTGCGAATCTCCGCCGAACGAGTATTGTGGGAAATGGCGGCACTTGGATTTTCCAACATTTTTGATTATGTTGAAGTCATAGACGGGGAACTTCGCCTGAAAGAACTTCCACCCGAAAAGCAAGGTGCCATTTCCTGTATCAAGATTACAAAGAGCGGCACGGAAGTTAAGTTACACGATAAATTGAAAGCACTGGAATTTCTCGCCAAATATACAGGGCTGACAGACCGCAAAACAACTACGGCGACTCAAAATAATCTTCTTGAAATGCTTGCCGCCTGCAGAGAAGGAGTTAATTTTGACAGCATCCCAGAGCTCAATGGGGAATGGCAGCCATAAACAAGCCTACGGTCTCCCGCATCGAGTTTTCTTTCCTTTGGAGTATAAACCTACTCTGTAAAAACGGAGTTGATGTAGGAAGCCGTAGGTACCCCAAATTTGGGGGCTCGCGAATCTTACTGTTTGCGATAATATAGATAAAAAGGCAAAACAGGAGGCAAACGTTATGCCAGTATATAAGGACAAGGACCGCGGAACATGGTATTGCTGTTTCTACTATACCGATTGGCAGGGGGAACAGCAGCGTAAAACAAAAAGAGGTTTCACCAAACAGAAAGACGCCAAAGAGTGGGAACGCGCTTTTCTTGACAAATTGCAGGAAAATCCGCAAATGACAATGGCGAGCTTAATTTCTCTGTATAACACAGATATGGCAAGCCGACTCAGACTATCAACTATGAACAACAAGGAGCACCTAATAAGGACGAAGATTTTGCCCTATTTCGGAAAAATGAAAATCAGCGACATTAAAGCAACGACGGTTCGTCAATGGCAGAATCAGCTTATAGGCGACGAGTACGCCGAAACATACCTGAAAGCAATCAATAATCAGCTTTGCGCGATTTTCAACTACGCCATTAAATATTACGGGTTAAAAGAGAACCCCTGTCATAAAGCGGGAAGTATAGGACGCAAGAACGCAAAGGAAATGCAGTTTTGGACAAAGGACGAATATATTAGATTCGCCGCAGCGATTGAGGACAAGCCGCAAATGCACGCTGCGTTTCAGGTCCTTTACTGGTGCGGCATACGGGAAGGCGAACTCTTAGCCTTGACTAAAGACGATATTGACTTTGAGGAAAATACCATAACCATCAACAAATCCTATCAGCGAATTGGCAAAGAAGATATTATTACGGAGCCTAAAACTCCGAAAAGCAATCGTATTATCGCTTTGCCGAATTTTCTTTGTGAAGAACTCAAAGAGTATATCTCACACATCTATGATAATGGGCGCATTTTCCCATTAACCAAGCATGTCCTATACCGGGAAATGATTCGAGGTAGCAACCAGAGCGGAGTTAAAAAGATTAGGGTGCATGACCTCAGACATAGCCACGCCTCGTTACTAATTGAACTCGGCTTTTCGCCGCTCTTGATAGCCGAACGGCTCGGTCATGAGAACATAGAAACAACTCTCAATACCTACTCCCACCTATACCCGCATAAACAAGGAGAGCTTGCTCAAACTCTGGACTCTCTGCTAAAAACCTGATTTCAGCGTCATAACAGCATCGTGGCTATCATTAAAAGAGCCCGAAAGCCTTTATTTGCAAGGCTTTCGGGCTTTCTTTCATTTATTCCCACTCGACAATTACTAATCAATTTTGTTTAGAGATTATTGGTTGCCGTGTTCGCTTTTCTTTCAATTATTTGATTTATCCATATTATCCTGCCTATATGGGCTAATGTTATCAGTTTGTTATCGGTGTTGATAACACTCGCTCCGTAACTGTAGATAATAACAATATGTTCCGATTCAGATTA